TTTAGTATGATCAGAACCGGGGGTTTGACGCAAAACCACAGTTTTTTCTTTTTGAAAAGACCTAAAATTACTCACTTTTCGAATGCGGTTACCATCGACCATAGAGGAATTTGAACCAATTGAGCAGGGGAAATTCTACTTGCTGGACGGCTGTTACCATCGACCATAGAGGAATTTGAACGTGTAAGAATGTTAAGGGTTGGCAGGAAAAGACAAGTTACCATCGACCATAGAGGAATTTGAACTGCGTTACTTATCTTCACAGATGAAGAGGACGCCAGCTTCATAGAAGCCCGGTCCGCAATCGGTGATACCGAGGCCCTTTTAAAATTATTGTTCTACTGCATTGTAGACGTGTCTGAAGTACCTGAATTTGCATTTGGGGTCCATACTCCTTCCAGCCACGCCAGTGTAAAAGAACAGATGCCTTTGCTCATTCGCCGGGTAGCGAGAAAACGTGAAATGGTGACAGAGAACTGGCAGACCCTGGCCCGGATGCTGCTAGTTATGCACAGCAAGATTACCGGTAAGAGATTCGAGAGCTACGAAGTGGGAATAACGTGGGATGCCGTTATCGAGCGGGATGAAAAAGAGTATGCAGATACAATATATACCTTGGTNAATGCGCTTAATACGGCTTTGNTTGGCGGTTTCATCAGCCTGGATGCTGCTGTGGACTTGCTGGCACAATACATTGACACCATGCAGGAGTATGCTACCGATGATCCAACCATACCGGGAGAAAGAGAGCGCATAATTAAGAGCTGGATCATGCGCCGCCGATTGGAGGACGGAGAAGGGTTGGAAGAGCAGCGGCAGGAAATTGAGAGGGAGCTTGAAGACTAATGGCCCGGGAAATAGACGAAATCAAAGACGCTGCCGGCGCTTACCGCAAATGGGCACTGGAGGCCCGAAAGAAGTATATTGAATTACGCCTGAAGCAGGACCCTGAAATCCGGGGTCTTTATATTCGGGCTGCTGATAGAGTGGCCCGGGAACTGCGAAAACTGGCCCTGGAAACACCGTCAAATTATTTACGCTATTATTTACGCAAGCGACAGTTGGAAGAGTTGGAGGCGGCGCTAAGGGCCGAAGCTGACCGATTGACTGGAAGCCTTACTAAAGCTTTTGAACAGTACATTGAACAGGCAGTTGAAGCTGGTGGAGGATACAGTCAAGCTATTGTACTAGACCTGTTTAAGAAAGCCAGCATGGATATCACAGGACTTCGGACAATGTTTGCTACGGTAAACCGCCAGGCAGTGGAGGCTTGCTGGGCACGAACGAAAAAGGGGCTGTTCTTGTCGGACCGCATATGGCAGCAGGGAGAGAACTTCCGCAACACCATGCGGGATATCATCCAGGAAGCCGTGGCCACTGGGCAGGGTGCCGTGGAAACAGCTAGGATGTTGCAGCAGTATGTGAGACAGGGGAAGCGTACACTGGCTGCAAATTACCCCAATATGATGAAGCGGATGGCGGGTTGGTTACCGGAGGATATTTGCTACGAGGCTTTGCGTCTGGCCAGAACAGAGATGACTGCGGCTTTTGGTGAGGGAACCATAGCAGCAGCAAGGGTCAGCCCAAGCTATGTTGGCATGAAGTGGGTGCTTTCGCACAGTCATCCGGTGGTCGATATATGTGACACCCTGGCCGAGCATGATGAAGGATTAGGCCGTGGAGTTTATTCCCCGGGGGATGAGCCACACCTGCCTGCTCACCCTAATTGCTTGGTTCCTGACCAGTTAGTAATTACGGAGCGCGGAAATGTAAACATTCAAGACATTACTATTGGCACAAAGGTTTTAACTGGGGCAGGTAATTGGAAAACAGTATTAGGAACATCGAGAAAATACTATAAAGGCAAAGTGCTTAAACTTATCACCAAGACGGGCAAACAAATAATGGTAACACCAGAACATAAATTAGCCACCCTAAATGGGTGGGCTGAAGCAAATACAATTAAGAAAGGTGATGAGATTTTAGTTTTTCTTTAACTTTGCTAACTGCTTCAGATAACAGCAACTGCATTTCAACGCTATTTATTTTGGCTTTACCTTGCTCGATTACAATAATATCCCAGCCTATAGACCTTAAATATTCTTCCTTGGCTTTGTCTTGCTCCGTTTTTCTAGGAGATGTATGAAAGTTGCCACCATTGATTTCTACGGCTAATTTATGTTCCGGGAATGCAAGGTCGATGTTGAATTTGTATATAGCATATAGCGGAACAGGGAAAAGGCCGCAACTATTAAAATAATCTAAAACACATTTCTCAAGTTTTGATAGTTTTGCTCGTTCCTGAACTGATATGGCGCGCTTAATTAAATCTTCATCAGAACGGCAGCTACCTTTCACTGCTCGATGGGCGTTTTTAGTAAGAATAGCACCGGCACCAGGGTTTCTTTTATACCATTCTTTCATATAAGAAGACTGGTCGTATTCGCGCTTTGGTATGTTATGCCTTTTTAGTGCTGTTTCAATAGTGCTGCGAGCCAGCTTTAAGTATTTAGACATGCCAAGTATAGTCATTTGTTTGGTGAGATGCAATTCATATAATGCTGTAGCTGCAGGCTTACCCGTTATTTGGGAAATATGTTCGTCTATGCGCTGATATTTTGTTTTCAGGCTATTTTGAATCATAGTTTTTCTTGTCTCATCAGAGATGGCTTTGGCTTGTGCTTTATTTTGACATTCACGGCTGCAATATTTTCCGCCTCTTTTTAACCGACATGGGTGTATAAGTTTTTTATTACCACAGAATTGGCNTGTTATTTCGTAACGAAGGGAGGGTCCCTTTTGTGTTTCAACATAAACAGGACGAGGCTCCATTGTCTTTTGAACCACCTTTCTCATTAGAAGAGATAGTTGAAATTGAAGAACTTGACTATGATGGCTATGTTTATGATATAGAAGTCGAAGACGACCACTCTTTTGTAGCTAATAATATTATAGCGCATAATTGCATATGCACGCTAGTGCCAATACACGAAAAGCCGGAGGATTTTGTCAAAAGGCTGAAAAAGTGGAAGGAAAACCCTGCCAGTGAGCCGAAGATAGAAGACTGGTATAAAAACATTTATCGCCAGGAGGTGTCTTTATGACCTATGGTATCGGCATAGGTTTCCCGGTAGAACCGAGCAAAGAGGACCTCAAAAAGATAAAACGTGATTTGGCCTACGACAAGTTTGGGGTGGTGAGCGGTGGAAAAGAAAAATGCAAACCAGCAGCAAAGTGTGCAGGTAGAAATAAAACAGAACCCGCAAGCGACAAGACTTGAAGTGCATCCGATCCACCAAAAGCTGGTGATGAGAGATTTAAAAACAGGACAATACGTTAACAAGCGTTGAGGCGAAAGCCAAGACGCTTTTCTTATGCCCTTGAAAGGAGGTGAGAAAGTGCCGGAAAAGTTCACGATTACTGATACAGTCAGCACTGCCGATTGGGGAAGTGTTGATAAAACACGAATCCGCAACATGTTGGTAAAAGGATTGGAAGAAAAGGCTGAAGGTGTCCGTGAAGCTATAAGAGAGGTATATGCAGTAATCCGTGGAGCAAATTTGGAGGATGCGCCAAGCCAAAACTGGGTAATGCCCCACCATGAAATCCGGGACGATGGACGAATTGTCCTCAACCGTGCTGGCCTCATTGCCACAGCCGCTGCACTTGCCGGGGCCCGAAGCGAGCCGAACCTGACACCGCAACAAAAGCGCCAGGCGGCAAGACACCTGCTGAGACACTACCGGGAACTTGAACTTGAACCGCCTGAATCCTTGACTGAAGCAGTTGGGGAGATAACCGCCGTTCAGGCAATCATTTCCGGCGAAATGCGGGTCGAGGATGTTCCTCTTGCACCGTGGGTGGACCTGCAAGCGCTCAAGGCCGGTGACCCAGAACCGATGGAGATTGTGGTAGAAATCCCTGCTGGCAAGTCAAAACGGGGCTGGAACTACAGGCCGGAGGCCCTGCAGAAGATTGTTGGGGAGGTGATGAATCAGGGGCTACCGGGTTTTCTTGGTCATCAGAAACCAGAGGATGTGGATAGCCAATTTCCAACGCCGGTAACCCACTGGGTAGGTGCGTTATGGAAGGATGGCAAGGCATATTTCCGGGGGGTGGTAGATAAGGCGGCAGCGGACCTAAAGAGGTGGATCAAGGCCAAGACGGTCCGNACAGTGAGTATTTTTGGTATACCTAAACTGCAACAGGCTGGCGGCGAAACACACGTGGTGGACTATAGGCCCTTATCCATTGACTGGACACCGTTAGGCCGTGCTGGTATGCCGACATCAATTGTTGCTATCGGCGAGATGGATGAAATTCTGCCGACCGAAGAAACGCTTGAGGAAGAAATGAAAG